TCTTCCAATCCAATAGCAGTATTAAAATATTATAGAGATAGATCTCTCTATTTCAACCAAACAACTGGAGATCAAAAAGATTATGTTGGAATTAATACTTTAGCTGATGATATCAGTGGTAAAGTATACGACTTTGTTTCAAGTGCGACTGATGCCATCAGAGGAGTAAATGATCAAGGAAACTCATTTACAGTTAAAATAAATACTAATTTTACTGGTATTACAACAAATCCAACAGGAACTAAGATTGTTGATCTTGGTTGTGAGTTCAAAAATGGTTTATCTCAATCTGAGATAAATAATCAGTCGGGTGATATTATCTATTTGGATAATAGACAATTAATTACTAGAGATAGTAGACAAAAAGAAGACATAAAAGTTATCCTGGAATTCTAAAACATGTCACAGAAAACAAATTTAAATATAAGTCCTTATTATGATGATTTTAATGACGACAATAATTTTTACAGAGTCTTATTCCGACCAGGTAGACCTGTTCAGGCAAGAGAACTAACAACACTTCAATCAATATTGCAAAACCAATTGCAATCTTTTGGTAGTCATGTATTTAAGGAAGGATCAATGGTTCTTCCTGGTGGTGTAAGTTATGATGATTCTTATTTTTCAATAAGAGTAGAATCAGAACATTTAGGTCTTCCAATATCACTTTATCTAGATCAATTAAAAGGAAAAAAACTAAAAGGTCAAAATTCTGGGATAGAATTTTTAGTTAATGACTGTAAAACAATAAATGAAGCAGAGGGTATTACAGATATTACAATTTTTGTAAAATACTTAACAGGAAATAATGATAATATAAGTGCGAATTTGGAGGATAGTGAATCTTTAATTACTTTAGAAAATATCACTTATGGCAATACAACTATAGTGAATGGTGAAAGTGTTGCCACATTGGTGCCTACAAACGCTTCAGCAACTGGTAGTGCAGTTAAAATGAATGAAGGTGTATATTTTGTTAGAGGAACCTTTATAAGCGTTCCTTCAAGCACTATAGTGTTAGATGCATATTCAAATGAACCATCATATAGAGTTGGATTAAATATTACAGAATCAATCATCACCGCAAAAGACGATTCATCATTGTTTGATAATGCAAAAGGATTTTCCAATTTTGCAGCACCTGGTGCAGATAGATTGAAAATAACAGCAACACTTGCTAAAAAATCTTTAACAGATACAAGTGATGTTAGTTTTATAGAAGTAATTAAAGTAAGAAAAGGTGAACTTAAAAAATTACAAGATTTTTCTGTATATAATGAATTAGAAAAATATCTAGCTGCTAGGACATTTGAAGAATCTGGAAATTATTCAATAGATAATTTTGAAATCAAAGTGTCTGATTCTTTAGATACTGGTCTTTCAAATGGAGGAATATATAAATCTAATGAAATTACTGAAGATGGTAATACACCATCAGATGATTTAGGTTGTGTTGAAGTAAGTGCTGGAAAAGCATATGTGCAAGGTTTTAGAGTCTCTAGACCTGGAACAACTATTGTAGATTTTGAGAAACCAAGAGATAAAGGAACAACAGGAACTGCATTAGTTCCTTTTGAAATGGGAACTATAATACGTGTCAACAATATAACAGGAACACCTGCTTTAGGAACTAATATAGATGCAAATACAGTTTCACTTTTAAGTCGAAGAAAAGATCCAGGAGTTCCATCTCAAATTCCTGCTGATTCTTACGAAATAGGAAAAGCAAGAGTATATTCATTTGGATTAAGAAATGCTCCATATGAAGGAAATGATAGTCAATGGAATCTTTATATGTTTGATGTTCAAACATATACAATGATTACTCTAAATGCACCTTTATCAGCACCACAAAGTACTTTTATTAGAGGTGTTAGTAGTGGTGCTACAGGATTTCTCAATGCATTAGTTACCAATGGAACTGAAATCGTATTATCTCAAACATCTGGCACCTTTATTCCTAGTGAAAAATTAATTATTAATGAAAATGAATCTGATGATTCATTTAGATCTATAGTGTCAGTTAGACAATATACTTTTCAGGATGTAAAGTCAGTTTATCAAAATAGTAGTACATTAATAGCAGGTTTTATAGATTTTAGTGCAGATACAATATTAGAAACTACCCGTATACAATCATTACCATCTTTTAATAATAGTACAATTTCATCAAATAATGGTCTTACAGGAACTATAACATCACCTGGTAATGCATTTACAGGTATAAAAACTGAATCTATTATCCAATATCAAGTAGCAGGAAAATCTGATGTTACTTTTAATAGGGTTGTTGATATTAGTAACGACTTAAAAACCTTAACTGTTGCTGGAGTTGCAACTGTTACTGGAGTAAATGACGGTGAAGTTGGTCTTAATACCACATCTTCAATATCTTTAGCATCTCCAGTTGTTGTAGATAAAGAAAACACTGGATTATATGCAAAATTAGGATTTGATAACATATGTGAAGTAAATTTAGCAAACTCTACTTTATCAGTTTCATCACAGTCTGGTTTACTTCAAGTTAGTGGTGCCAATTCAGTGCAAGTAGAAGTTCCTGCAGGTATATCAAGTTCATTCTTTGGTAATTTTGATACTCAAAAATATTCTTTAATTTATAGTGATGGAGTAACTGAACCGTTAACACGAGATCAATTCAAATTAATTGATGGTGGGTCAAAAGTACAATTTAGTGGATTAAGTAAAAGCACCTTTACAGGAATTTTAAATACAACTGTAGAAAAACAAGGAATTACAAATAAATCAAAACAATTTGTAAGAAGCAGTAAAATTATCATTGATAAAACTAAAGTTGGTGTAACAACATCTACAAATGGATTATCATTTAACAGATATTATGGATTAAGAATAGAAGATAGAGAGATATCTTTAAATACTCCAGACGTATCAAATGTAGTATCTATTTTAGAATCTAAAGACAATAACGATCCAACTTTAGATAGAATAACAACTATATCAGGTCTTTCTCTAAACACTAATACTGTTGATGGTGAAAAAATAGTTGGATCAGAGAGTGGTGCTACAGCACAATTAATTACTAGAGTAGATGCTGAAAATGTTGAGGTTGCATATTTTACAGATACTAAATTTATTTTAGGTGAAACAATAACATTCCAAGAATCAAATATTGTAACTACTGTTCAAGCGGTTAATTTAGGAAACAATATAAACGTAACCGAAAAATATAGTTTGGATAAAGGTCAAAGAGAACAATTTTATGATTACTCAAGAATTGTAAGAAAACCAACTCTCTCTGCACCATCTAGAAGACTTCTGGTAATCTTTAATTTTTATGAGGTTCCAACTACTGATGTTGGTGATGTATTTACAGTTAACTCATACGATCAAGATAGATTTACAAATGATATTCCAGTTTTAGAAAATAATTTAAGAACTACGGATACACTTGATTTTAGACCTAGAGTTGCACCAACAGTTAATATTGCACAATCTCCATTTGCGTTTACATCTAGGAGTTTTGCTACATCAGGCACACCACCACTCGTAGTTTCTCCAGAAGGAGATTCTACTTTAGGTTATAGTTATTTCTTACCTAGAATCGATAAGTTAATTTTAAATCGTGGAAGAGACTATGATGGAGATTTTTCAGTAATAAAAGGTGTTCCATCAATTAATCCAAAACCACCTGTATTAAATGATGGTGCTATGCATCTTGCAACAATCGATCTTCCAGCATATCTTTACAAACCAAGTGATGCGAAAGTAACTGTTATTGAAAACAGAAGATATACCATGAGGGATATTGGTAAATTAGAAGATAGAATAGAAAATTTAGAAACTGTTACTAGTTTAAGTTTACTTGAGTTAGATACTAAAACTTTACAAATTAAAGATACAACTGGTGATAGATTTAAATCTGGATTTTTTGTAGATGATTTTAAAGATTCGAATCGTATTGATGTGACGAATCAAGATGCTAAAGTTAATATTGATACAGAAAACAATGAATTAGTGGTTCCACAAGAATATTACAGTCTTAGACCACTATTAGGTGTAGCAGAAAGTATTGATATTAATAGTGCAGACTTTTCTCAAAACCTAGCATTACTAGATTCAAATGTTAGAAAAACAGGTGATCTAATAACACTAGATTATACAGAAGTAAAATCTGATATTGGTAACCCTCAAGCAAGTAGAATTGAAAATGTTAACCCATACCAAATTATTGTTCGTGAGGGTAGAATTACATTAGATCCATCAGAAGATAACTGGACAAGAACAATTGAAGTTGATGGTGGAACAAGAACTCTTATCGGAGATAATGCAGGTACATCAACAACAAGAATTTTAACATCTTCAATTGAAGAACCATTTATTAGATCTAGGAATGTTGGATTTAGTGCTCTAAATTTAATGCCTTCAGTTAGACATTATCCATTTTTTGATGGAAGAAGTAATATTGATATTATTCCAAAATTATTAGAAATTTCTATGGTTTCTGGAACATTTACAATAAGTGAAACTGTTCGCGGTATCTCAACAGATGGCAATCAAATATTTGCATTTAGAGTTGCACAACCAAATCATAAATTAGGAACTTATAATAACCCAAGTTCAGTATTTTCAAGTAATCCTTACAATACTTCACTTTCTTTGGGTACATCTTATACTGAATCTTCATCAGTATTAAACGTAGATATTGCTTCTTTAGCACATGATCCTCGATTTTTTGGTAGATTAATTTCAGGTATGAGATTTGTTGGAGAAAGTAGTGGTGCCATAGCTACGTTAACTAATAATAGATTAATTCCTGATGAATTTGGTGCTGTTTTTGGATCATTCTTCTTTAGAGATCCAAATACAACTCCACCACCACCTCTAAGATTTGAGAATGGAATAAAGACATTTAGGTTAACATCTGATGCCAATAATGCTGCTGCTACAAAAGGAGATGAAGGTATTGGTATAACCTTTGGTGAAGGTAGATACAGTACATTTGGTTTAATTAATACATTTACATCAACCACAACAATAATTCGTCGTCCACCACCACCACCTCCTGCACCAGTACAACAAAATGACCCACTAGCACAATCATTTACTGTAGATGAAACAGGAATGTTCTTATCATCATTAGATTTATTCTTCTTTGAAAAGGATGATAGAGTTCCTCTAACTGTTCAAATAAGAACTGTAGAATTAGGAACCCCAACAGGTGAATTAGTTTATGATTTTTCTGAGGTTGATTTAAATCCAACTCAGTTAGATTCTAATGGTGAATCAATCATAAAAACATCTACGGATGCATCATTACCGACTAGAGTTACTTTTCCTTCTCCAATATACTTAGAACCTCAAAGAGAATATGCTATTGTACTTTTAGCACCAGCAACGATAAACTATAAGGTTTGGATTGCTCAAATGGGAGAAGAAACAATTGAAACCCAAAGACTTGGAGTTGATGAAGGTTCAAAGAGTATTATAACCAAACAATATTTGGGAGGAAGTTTATTCAAATCTCAAAATGGAACCATATGGACAGCTACTCAAACACAGGATTTAAAGTTCAATCTTTACAAATGTGAATTTAGTACTACTCCAGGTACTGTTACAATGTTCAATTCTGACATTATAACTGAAGATCAAATCAATTCAAAATTACCAGATAATTCTTTAAAAACTTATCCAAGAAAATTAAAAGTTGGTATTAATACATCTAATAATTTAAGTAGTATTATATCAATAGGAACAAAAGTTACAGCATCAAACACTGCACCATACACTAATTCTGAAGATGCAAAAGGATTTGTTGAAAACATTGGAGGACCAATAAATGGCAGTTCTGTAACTGGCGTTGGAACTGGATATGATAATTCCAATTCACCATACACAGTGGACTTATATTCTATTACA